GGGCGGCAAGCAAGTCGGCGGTTTCGACAGTCTTGGCAACTTGTACCTTGACGGCACTGTTCTTGCCACCAGAGGGGTTGCGTTCAGCATTGCCACAGGCATCAACACGGCTGATGTGCTGGATCGTGCAGAAACAGCAACCATGCCCGTGCTTGACGACGAGGGCGTTGCAACCGCCGACGCTGACGTTGACGTTTTGACGGTCAACGAAGTGGTCACGGCGATGCTCGCGAAGATTAAAGAACTGTCGGCTGAGATTAAAGAGTTGAAGGGGGCCTGACGTGGGTTTATGGTTGAAGAACGAGGATGGATTTGTTCCTGTTAGTGGCGGTGGCGGTGGCGCTGACGGTCAACCTGGCGTGGACGGCGAAGACGGCCAGCCAGGTGTTGACGGCAACATGTGGCACGTCGGATCAGGCGCACCCGACCCGACGCTCGGTGAGCCTGGCGACTACTATTTGGACGGCACTGACGGCTGGGTGTACGTCAAACGCAACGACAGTTCGTGGACGAATTTGTATGTGAATCTGACTGGTCCTCCTGGTAGCGGTGGTGGCGGGGACTTTTTACCTTTAACGGGTGGCACGCTGACGGGTGACGGGCAGACGCTCACGCTTATGAATGCCACGCCAACGGGGCAGCCTCATATCGGCTTCTATCACAACGGCGTTAGGAAGGGGTACATCGGCAACGCAAACCCATTAACGACTGAGTTGAGCGCCGAAGCTAATGAACTGGTGCTGGGTGGTGCGGGCGTTCGGGTCGGCACCGACCTACAGGTTGACGGGCAGGTACGAACGCCCACCACTTACAACAATGGCGCACCTACTTACACGTTCACGGGTGCTACGGGTGCGGGCATGTGGTGCTACGACAACAATTTAATGGGCTTTACTGTTAGCGGTGTGGAGTTCTTCAGGAACGAGGGAGGCGTCAGCAGGTTCAAGGGTAACCTACAGGCTGACGGCAGCATCACGGCGGCGGGCGGCACGCTGACAAGTACGGTAACGATCACTCAACCGCACGAAGCGTTACGCCTAAGGGCACCTGTCGTTGGCGGTTACGGGGCGTACATGTCGGTGTTCCACGGCGACGTCCGAGCGGGATACTTTGGTTATCCAAGCGCACCGTCTGGCGGCGAGACCATCGTGCACGGCGACAGCAACACCCTGGCCCTGGGTAGCTACGTCAGTGTTAAAGTTGCCGCACCGTCCCTGCAAGTTGACGGGCAGATCAAAGCCCAGAACGGCAGCGCAGCAGCCCCCGCCTACAGTTTTACTAACGAAACAAACACTGGTATCTGGTACGACGCCGCAGGCGTTGAAATCGTTAAAGAAGGCATCAGAGTAGCCAAGTTGTTGAAAACTGCGACTTTTCTACCTGGCGTTAACGCCACAGTGATGAGTTCTGGTTACAAAGCCAACGTGATGTCGATGTGGAACGGCCAGTTGGTACTCATCGACGGCCTCAACCGATCCAACATAAAGGAAACGGAAGCTGTCAGTCACGCCGCCATTAACAACGTGTACGACCTGCAACCCGTATGGTTCCGTTCCACTTCCAACACCGACAACCCTGAACACTCTTACTACGGTCTGATTGCCGACGACTGCGCCGCCATCGACCCTCGCTTAGCAACCTACAGGGCCGACAAAGACGGTGTTGAAGTCGCAGACGACGTAAACACCGATGCTGTTGTCGCTTTGCTGGTGTCTGCTGTCAAAAGCCAGCGTGACACGATCGCAGACTTGACGGCCCGTATTGAAACGTTAGAGGGACAAACGTGCCCTTATTAGGTGAGTGAAACTAACGCAAGTCTTGGTGAACTGTTACATGAACGCGAATGGCGGAAATGTGCGCCCGAATGGGACGGGGCAACACCAACCGAACTGGCGGACGCTTTCGAGTATTGGTGCGCCCAATACGTTTACATCCGTTTCCCAGGTAAAGGGAAAATCAAATTCGAGTTGCGCCCAGCGCAACGTGAAACAGTGGAATTGTGGTTGGAGCACCGATTCACTGTCGCGTTGAAAGCCCGACAGATCGGGTTTTCAACTTTGGTGTCAATTTTTTGTTTCTGGTGCTGTTTCTTTTACCCCGACCGCACTGTCATCATGTTGTCGAAAACGGAACGTGACTCACAGAAACTACTGGTTCACGCCCGTTACGCATCCCGATACTTGCCGACATGGATGCTGCACCGTGGACCGCTGTTTGAAGCAAACAAGTCGGAAATCAAGTTTACGAACGAGTCGATTATTGAATCGTTGCCGTCAGCGTCAGACCCTGCGCGTGGTGTCACCGCTTTCTACATTGTTGTTGACGAGATCGGGCAGCTACCGAACAGTGAGGAAGCGTGGGCGGCTATTGAACCTGTTGTGGACGTAGGTGGTTCCTGTGTCATGTTGGGTACGGCGAACGGTGAGGGAAACTTGTTTCACAAGATTTTCACTGGCGCTCAGGCGGGCACGAACCGTTTCAAGTCGATCTTCCACTCTTGGCGCGCCTCGGGGCGCGACGACGAATGGTATGCCCGTCAGAAAGCCGATCTTCCTGACTGGCAGTTAGCTCAGGAATATCCTGATAATCCTGACGAAGCGTTTTTGCGGTCTGGTCGGCCCGTGTTTGATTTAGAGTTTTTGCGTGCGACGGAAACGCGTGATCCGATCCGCGGCTGGTTGGATGGTGATACGGGCGGAACGTTCCTGGAGGACGTTCGTGGCCCGTTGCGTGTCTGGACTGAACCTCTCCCCGACCACAGGTACTGTATGGGCGTTGATGTGGCGGAGGGTTTGTTGCATGGCGACTTTTCGTCGATTCATGTGCAGGATGTGAAGACGGGTGAGATTGTTGCGCATTGGCACGGCCACATTGATCCTGACTTGTTGGGCACGGATGTGTGTATCCCGTTGGGCGAGTTTTATAACAATGCTTTGATTTTGGTGGAGTCGAACAATCATGGTTTGACGACTTTGACTGCTTTGAATCGTTCTAACTATTTTCCGTTGTATCGGGAGCGGCGTGTCGGTGTCCGTAACGCTGACGCTACGGACGCTTTGGGTTGGCGTACTACGCAGGTGACGAAACGTTTGGCGATTGACGAGTTAAATAAGGCGATTCGTGATGAGTCGATGGTTTTGTTGGATCAGGAAACGATTGCGGAGATGCGTGCGTTTACACGGGATTCCAATGGGCGGATGTCTGGTTCTCCGCATGATGACCGTGTGATGTCGTTGGCGATCTGTAATCAGGGATCAAAGTATGTGTTTTTGCGCAAGTATCAGCCTGAGAAGGCGATGGTTGTCGGGTCGATGGATTGGCATATGCGTCATGTCGATGAGGCTGTGAAGGTTGAACAGTCGTTTGTGGGCAGTGAAGCGTTCTGATTTGATCGTTGCCGCACGTTTTTGAGGGACAGTTGTGCCTATAGGGGATGACTTCGTTTGAGTATGAGTGTGAAGAGTGCGGTCGAATTGAGTCCGTTCAAGCGGGTGATGTGAGGAGCCGTGGTCTTGTGTGTTTCAAGTGCCATGTTCGCGGCCTTTCGTTCTCGTTTAGGGGCGCTCAGGGCGGTCGTGAGTCGTTTCACGATGAAACGATCAAGGAAGTGCAGGACAGCATTGTGAAGGGTGCTGCGGAGCAGGGTCGCGAGGTGCGGCCCAAGACGAAAGTGAATTACGCTTAATGGCCCCTCCAACGTACCGTTCAAAACTGAACCAACTGTCCGCCCAGTTCAATGAGTCGAAGAAGTGGCGGGAAAACGAACGCAAAGAAGTGTTGTGGAAATCTCTTGTCGATCTGTACAAGGGTAAGCATTACAATGCGGCAGCGGAATCTGATCGTGCGGTTGTGAACGTTGCGTTTTCAACGAAGAACGTTATTGCGCCTGCTGTTGCGGTGAACAACCCAAAGTTTTCGGTGAATGCCCGCAAACCTGAAGCTGCTGCGCAAGCGGTTGTGACTCAGGAAGTGTTGAACTATGTGTGGCGTACTTACCATTACCAGCAAGAGTTTCGTTTAGCTGTCGATGACATGTTGACGGTCGGGCACGGCTGGATCAAAGTTGGTTACAAGTCAACAAAACCTCCCGAGGTGAAGTTGGCTGACGACCAGAACCCTGAAGATGCGTTGTCTTACGGGGTTGATGACCGTGAGAAGATGACGGGCAACGTTGAGTCGGAACTGTATGTTCCGTGGGACGAGGACCGTCCGTTTGCGGAACGCATCTCGTTTTTTGACGTGTTTGTTGATCCGCACGCACGTCACCCGAAAGAAATGAAATGGATTGCTCAACGTACCCGTCGTTTGGTGAACGACGTGAAAGTTGATTCACGTTACGAAAAGTCGGCTCGCAAGCTTGCGTCGGTGTCTAGTCGTAGTTCTTATACGACTGGCGATCAGGATGGCCGCGACGACCAGCACGAAATTTCGCAAGATTATTGTGATGTTATTGAGTTTTACGATCTGCGCCGACAGGAAGTTTCTACGTTTTTGGCGGATGGTACGGAGCACGGCGAGTTTTTGATTAAGCCTGAAAAGTTGCCGTATGCGTTTGGGCATCCGTTTGTCATGTTGCGTGACTATGAGGTCATTGACCATTTTTATCCGATGGGCGAGTTAGAGGCCATCAAGGTGTTGCAGCAAGAGTTGAACATTACTCGTACGCAAATGTTGAATCACCGTTCCAAGTTTGCCCGCAAGTACATGTATCACGCGGAAACGTGGGATGCGATGGGTGTGAACGGGTTGAAATCTCAGGTCGATAACGAGATGGTCCCGTACCCTGGTGACATTCAGGACATGGAACGTTCTGTGGTCGCTATGCCTGTGCAGGGCACGCCTGCCGAGTTTTATAACCAGTCGGACATGATTATTTCCGACATTGACCGTGTTTCGGGCACGTCGGAATATCAGCGTGGTGGCGGGCAGAACATTCGTCGTACTGCAACCGAAGCGGCGATGATTCAGGATGCGTCGAATGCGCGGTCGGCTGACAAGTTGTATGCGATTGAACGGGTGTTGAGTGAGATTGGTCAGCGTCTTATCCAGTTGATGCAACAGTTTATGACTGGCGAGCATGTTGTTCGCATTGTTGGCATGTCGCATCCGACTTGGGTGAAGTTTGATGCGGATTACATTCAGGGCGAGTTTGATTTCGCGGTGGAGGCTGGGTCTACGGCCCCGAACAACGAGTCGTTCAAACAGCAGAAGGCGTTTGAGATGAACGAGGTGTTTGGTCAGTATTTGGGTGCGTTTATTGAACCGCAGGCGTTTTTGACTGAGTTGTT